ACACTTGTAAGTTCACAGTGTCAGAATCCAAGTTGATACCTGATGATGAAATTGCTGACATGAAAGCATCGATGAGTGATGATGCGATCCGTCAAGAGTTGTATTGTGACTTCACCGCATCAGCGTTCAATGTGTTGATTCCGATTGACCTAATCAGCGATGGTAGAGCAACAATTGTAAAGCCTAATGATATGTTAGAAGCTCCTGTTGTGTTGGGTGTCGATGTGGCTCGGTTTGGTAGCGATAGGTCGGTAATCGTGAGACGGCAAGGGTTATCCATGCACAAGCCGTTGGTATTCAGTGGCGTTGATAATATGCGTCTAGCTGACATCATTGCTCGTGAGATAAACGAGCATAAACCTGATGCGGTATTCATCGATGCTGGTCGAGGTGAAGGCGTTATCGATAGATTGAGACAACTTGGTTATAGAGTGTCTGAGATACCATTTGGTGGCAAGGCACTTAAGGATAGCAAGTATACGAACCGAAGAGCTGAGATGTGGGATACCATGGCTCAATGGCTAAGAGGCGGTGGCTCATTACCTGATGATGAAGAGCTATGCGCTGAACTCGCTATGCCTGAATATGGATACGATGCTAAAGGCAGAATCCTGCTAGAAGCAAAAGACAAAATGAAAGAACGATGCGGTCGCTCCCCTGACTTGGCGGATGCGGCGGCACTTACATTCGCAACGCCTGTGCGAAAGCACATTGGTGTGAGTGCCACAAATAGGAAGCTGGTAGCCAATACGGACTATCAGCCTTTTTAGTATTTATAGGGGAAAGGAGAGTGCCTAATGAGTAAAGGTTTATTCGGTGGTGCATCTGCACCTGCTGCTATTAAAGTACCTGACCCAACACCTACGGCAGTAGCTGATAGTGGTCAAACAGGGGATAGCCTTGCTGCAGGACAAAAGAAGAAGAAACGAGGATTCGATTCTACTGTTTCTGATGCGACCATCTTGGGTAATGCAGGGCAAGACACTAAACGGACATTAGGGTAACGGATATGGCTAACACGATTTTGGGAAAGTCAAAGAAGACTGACAAAAAGGAAAAGCCTGTTGCTCGTGATTATGTTAAGTTACGGCAACGATTCAGTTCGCTAATGCAAAAGCGGCAACGATACGAGAAGGTGTGGAAAGACATCAAGCAGTATGAGTTGCCACATATCGGCATATTCGATGATGAGGAAGACCTGGCTAAGAATAAGACTGGTAAAATCTATAACTCTACAACATGGGAAGCTTGCCAAATATTTGCGGCAGGGGTCATGAGTGGTTTAACCCCACCAAGTCGCCAATGGTTTAATCTGACCATGGATAATGCACAAATGGCTGCTAATAGTGATGTAGCTAAGATACTGGATGAACGGCAACAGATACTACAAGCAGTACTAGCCAAGTCCAACTTCTACACCACGGCATTTAGTTGTTATACGGAGCTGCCATATGGACAAGCACCAATGGGGATTTTTACAGATCCTAAGTATGGTGTTCGTTATGTTCCATACACAATCGGTACATATGCTCTTGAAGCAAGTGCCAATGGTGAGATTAGTACATTTGCACGGCGGTTTAGAATGACTGCATCGCAATTGGTAGAGCAGTTTGGCACTGACAATTGTCCGCTGAATGTACTTAACGCATTCAAGTCTAGTAGCAGCTACAATCAGACCTTCATTGTTAATTGGTTGGTTGAGCCTAACAGTGAACGGACTATTGGTGAAATTGGTCGCTCTAATATGCCTTATCGCTCAGTCTACTGGGTAGAAGGGCAGGAGACTGATAGAGCCTTGTATGATGGTGGCTTTGAAGAGTTCCCAGTCCCTGTGGCTCGATACACTGTGGTGGGTCATGAGGCCTATGGCAAGGGTGCTGCATGGTTTGCATTAGATGATGCACGGATGCTACAAAAGCTTGAATATGACCATCTTATGGCAATTGAGTTGGGTGTTAAACCACCTATGCAAGCACCAAGTGGCATCATGGGTCAGGTTAACCTCTTCCCTGGTGGCATCACTGAGAGCGACACAGGTGAAATGGTTAAGCCTTTATTCGATGTACGGCTTGATACTGCATCGCTCATGAATAAGATTCGTGAAACAGAAGACCGCATCAAGCGATTCTATTCAGCTGACTTGTTCATGATGATTGACCAAATTGAAGGTGGTCAAATGACTGCTAGAGAGGTCATGGAGCGGTCTCAAGAAAAGCTACAACAATTAGGGCCTGTAGTCGAACGATTGTTATCTGAGTGGTTAAATCCAATCATCGAACGCACCTACAATATCTTGGATAGGGCAGGGATATTCCCTGAGTTACCTGAAGAATTGGCTCAAGAACTGGCTGATGCGGATGTCAAGATTGAGTACATCAGTCCATTGGCTCAGGCTCAAAAGATGAGTTCGCTAACTAATATCGAACAGTTGCTTGGATTTGTGGCTAACGCAGCACAGTTTGACCAATCGATTCTTGGTAAGCTAGACCTTGTACAGGCGGTCAACATCTATGCTAGTAGCTTAGGTGCGCCAGCTCCTATGCTTAAGTCTGATGAAGAATTCCAACAAGCTTTGCAAGCTCAACAACAAGCTCAGCAACAAGCACAGGAACAACAACAGGCTATGCAAATGGCACAAGCAGCACCTCAAATGGCACAAGCTGCTAAGGTGGCTACAGAGGCGGCTAATGATGGCAATCCTGCATTACAAGAATGGTTAGGTATGTAGATGACAAAAGCGAATGTAACGGCTGAACAGAACACGAATAACGCACTCATGCGATACAAGCAACGAGAAAAGGACGAGCAATCGATTAGGGCTATCATGGCCACGGAGACTGGTCGATGGTTCATCACACGGCTATTAGATGCGACAGGCATCAATGCCAAGTCTTTTACTGGCAATAGCGAAACATTCTACCGAGAAGGCAAGAGGGCTATTGGTATCCATGTGTTGCGACAAATTGAAAGCTTAGGACTTGATGGCCTTAAGTTAAAGCAACAGGCTGAAATGGAATATGCCAATCAACAGATTGAATGGCTGACACTAATTAATCAAAAGAAGGATGAACAATAATGGCAGAAGATACTTTGCTGGGCGGTCAACTTGACACTGATTCCGCCCAAGATGGTAACCAACCTGAAGTTGAACAACAAAGCGCTAGCGACACTGCGGCAGCGGAAGAGACTGCTAGCACACCTGCACCAACTGTGCCTGAACAGTATGACTTCTCTGAAGCCGTTGGTGATCAGTTAGATGCTGAAACGGCAGCAAGCTTTTCTGATGTATTGAAATCTGTAGGGGCAACACAAGAACAAGCCTCTGCGATTGCTAAGTATGGTGTTGGTTATGCACAACAGATTGCTAACCAAGCCGTTCAATACCAAGAAGAGCAAGCGGCTAAACAATCTCAAGAATGGGCTGAATCCACACGGAAGGAGTTAGGCGCATCCTTTGATGACACTATCGCTCAATGTGGTACGGCAGTGGAATATCTCGAACGAGTTGTCCCTAACATTCGTGAGATTCTTAACGAAAACGGATTGGGTAACCGAGTAGAAGTAGTTCGTGCCTTTGCTAAAATCGGACAATTGGTTTCCGAGGATAGAGGGCATGACACAAATGGCTTAGGCAGCGCACAAACGGCTGCTGACATTCTTTATGGTGGTAACAAATAATAAGGAGAAATTGAACAATGGGAATTATTGCAGAACAACGCCCTACACTTATGGATGTGGCATCTCGAACAGAGGACAACAAGATTGGCACTATCGCTGAATTGTTGACCGAAAACAACGAAATTTTAACAGACATGGTAATGAAAGAAGGTAACCTTCCTACTGGTAACAAGACAACTGTACGGACTGGCTTGCCTCAAGCAACATGGCGTTTGCTTAACTATGGTGTACAACCTTCTAAATCCAAGACTGCACAAATCACTGATACTTGCGGTATGTTGGAAGCTTACGCAGAAGTGGATAAAGCATTGGCTGACCTTAACGGCAACACTTCTTCCTTCCGCTTGTCTGAAGATATGGCATTCTTGGAAGCAATGAACCAAGAAATGGCTAAGACTTTGTTCTACGGCGATACTTCCGTAGACCCTGAAAAGTTCGTAGGCCTCGCACCTCGCTACAACACATTGAATGCTAAGAAAGCAGAAACTGCTAAGAATGTGTTGGATGCAAAAGGTACTGCTAACCTTACATCTATCTACCTCGTTGTATGGGGTGCTAACACAGTACACGGCATCTTCCCTAAAGGGTCTACTGCAGGCTTGAAACATGATGACAAAGGCCAAGTAACTATTCAAGATGCTAATGGTGGCAACTATGAAGGCTACCGCACTCACTACAAATGGGATTTGGGTCTCACAGTTCGTGACTGGCGTTATGTAGTTCGTATCGCTAACATCGATGTGAACGCATTGACTAAGGATGCTTCCGCAGGTGCTGACCTCATCGACTTGATGACAACTGCTGAAGAACTTATCCCTAACCTTAACGCAGGCCGTGCTTGCTGGTATATGAACCGCCAAGTTCGTACATTCTTGCGTAAGCAAAAGAACAATGCGCATAAGTACCAAATCACTGAAGGCAACGAAGGTGGTAAGATTACAACAGAATTTGACGGCATTCCTGTACGCCGTGTAGATGCTCTCATTAACACTGAAGCACAAGTTCGATAGTAATTAATTGTAAGACTATACCCACTCCCTTAATTTTTGGGGGTGGGGTTATTACTAAAAAGGAGAAACAATATGATCTTGGATAAAGAGAATGCATTCTTTTATAAATCTGATTTGGCTAGAGGCACAACTGGTGATGTAGTATCTGTTGGCGGTGATGCATACGAACAATGCTTCATCGTAGGCAATGTAGCCAAAGCATTGTCTGCTAATGCAACAGTAACACTTACTACTTCTGATACGGCTGACATGGCTTCCCCTGTAACATTGGGTACATACACATTGGCAGCTGCAGCAGGGTCTGTGTTCGCAGCTCGCATCCCATTCGGCGTTAAAAAATACTTGCAAGCTAAAATCACTGGTGCTACTAGCGGTACTTGCACAGTAGCAGTAGCAATGGATGTTGCTATTTCTCGCTAGGGGGTAACTATGGAATATATTGCATTGTGCGATTCCTATGGGTTTGCAGGTGGCTATGTTAAAGAAGGCGAAACTGTAACCATTACGGATAAGCAAAAGAAAGAATATGATCCTAAATACTTCGAAGCATTGTTTGCACCTGTCGGTGGAGTAGAAGAACCTGCTCCTGCGGAAGTAAATGATGCTCCTGTAGAAGAACCTACAGTAAGTGAATAACAGAATAGGGGCGGTGAAAACTGCCCCTTATTTTTATTTGTGAGGCGACAAGATGACTAAAACAGACATTTGCAACTTGGCACTTTCCTATATAGGGCAAGGCATGATTGCATCAATTGAAGCAAACAACGAATCTGCTCGCCAGTGTAGATTGCATTATGACAACACTCGAAAGCTATTGCTGAGACAGTATGAATGGTCTTTTGCCAGGAAGCATGAACCTTTGGCTTTGGTGAATACTGAAATCAATGGGTATAAATACATTTACTTGTATCCTGAAAAGTGCCTTAAGATGCTTGCTATCTTGGATAACCACAACGCCTTTGATGCATTCCGTCAAAAGGAGTTTGAGGTATTCAACATGGATAACAATACCAAGGTGATTGCCTCTAATGTTGAGTTGGCATACATAGACTATGTGTATGACATAACAGATTGTGACATCTTCGATAGCTTGTTCCTAGAAGCCCTGGCAAGAAAGCTTGCATCTAATCTAGCAGTACCATTGTTGGGCAATGAATCTACTGCTGATAGGAATTACAAGATGTACCAAGCAGCATTAGAAGAAGCCAAATCTTTGACGGCAAAAGAACGCAAGGCACAAGTTGAGTATCCTAGTCTTTACGCATCTGTACGAGGTGGCGACTAATGGCACTGACACCTTTATTTACAATTCAACCAGCCTTTACTAGCGGAGAAATCTCTGATGAGGTAAATAGCCGTGTTGACCTTGACCAATATAAATCGGCGTTGTTATTGGCTCAAAATGCGGTTATTCGTCCATTTGGCTCTGTGTGTAAAAGACAGGGATCTCGATATATAGCTAATGCAAAGTATCACGATAAACCGATTCGGTTAGAAGAGTTCACTGCATCAGGCAATGTATCGTTCCTGCTTGAGTTTGGTGTTAAGTACTTCCGTGTATATCAAATGGGTAAGCTCTTAGCTGAGGTTGAGACAGTATTTGATGAGACGGATATTCCTAACCTTCACTTCAATCAATCGGCTGATACCATGTTCATTTGTAGTGGAGAAAAACCAGTGCAAGCTCTTCAACGGATTACAGATACGCAATGGACAATCCGTGAGTATGCACTCAATCCTATGCCGTTTGATGACATCAATACCGACAAAGGCAGCAAGCTCAAGGTAGCTAACAACAAGCTGACTGCTAGTATTGATATGTTTACTGATGATATGGTGGGAGACCAATTTAAGATTCTTCATAGAATTGGAACGCAAAGTTATGTCGAAAGTGGAATACCCTATGATAGACGAGTTCCTAATGGGATAGCAAACAACTATAACATTGAGCATATAAACGCAACTCATTCAGCCTCTTCTGAAGTCGCTGACTATGAAATTGAAGATGGTAAGTTGTCTTGGTCTATTACAACACATGGGACATGGACTGGGTCAGTAACAATACAAACTTCAGAGGATAATGGGAATACTTGGCTAGATTATAAAGTATATAAATCAAATGATGACACAAATGTGACAGATAGCGGCACATTTATTAATACATATACTACAAGTAGGGTGATTACAAATATATCAAAAGGCAAGAATACATTCGAATATAAGATATATTCACACACTGGCTTTGGTATCGTTCGTATCAAAAAGGTGCTATCGCCTAGAGAAGCGGAAGTAGATTATATCTTGAAACCTGCTAAGGATACCGAAACCTATCTATGGAACAGGGGATCATATGGTAAGTCTCATGGCTACCCTAAGATGTCTGTATTCTTCCAAGACAGATTAGTATTTGCTAACACGATGAAAGGGTCAAACAAGATTTGGATGAGCCGTACAGGTGACTATCCAAACTTCGGAATCGAAAAGGCATCAGGGACATTGACGGATGATAGTGCCATTACATTGAGCATCATCAATCGTAAGCTCTTTAGTGTTAGACACCTAGTCCCAGCTACTGACCTTATTATCCTGACCGATGGTAATGAATGGATTATCAGCGGCGGCAAAACAGTAACTCCTAATGATATATCCCCTCGGATTCAGACCCAATTCGGTGCAGCAAAGGCACAGCCTGAGTATATTGGCAATCGGTGCGTATTCGTAACTGACAGAGGTAACAATGTCCGTGATATGGCTTATGACTATACACGAGATGGCTATTCAGGCAATGACCTATCTATCTTGGCCAAGGACACATTACGAGATGTGAAGCTACTGAAATCCACTTATGTGCAGAATCCTGATAGCATTATCTGCTATGTGGGTGATGATGGTGTGTTGCGATGCATGACATATATCGCAGAAGAACGAGTGAATGGGTGGTCTCGTTACATGACCGATGGTAAGTTTATCGACTGTGAAGCGGTGGCAGAACATGAGAACGATGCGTTGTATGTTGTGGTAGAGCGAACCATTGGCGGTGTTGCTAAGCGGTACATTGAAAAACTAGAGGCACTCACTACCTATAAGGTTGGCGACAATTTCTTCTTAGATTCCTTTGTCCATGAATCCCATGACGAGAATGTATCTAGTATTCGTGCTAATCACTTGATTGGTAAAGAAGTAACAATTGTGGTGGATGGCGTTGTCCACCCTAAGCAAGTAGTTCCTAGCAGTGGCGTGGTAGAGCTGACCACAACCGGTAAAGACATCCTTGTAGGTCTTGATTTCGAATTCAGAATCGAACAACCGACCTTTGAGATGCAACTCAATGACGGCACGATTCAGGGGCGGTTTATGCGACTTAATGGAGCGATACTTCGATTGGTTAACTCTAAGGGCGGTCAATGCGGCCATAACTTTGAAACCATGGATGACATAGAAACTATGGATGAAGATGGCTATTACACTGGTGACTACGATGTTACATTCCCTCAAGGAAGCAATGGATTCAACGAACAGTGTCATGTATGCATTCGGCATAATGAGCCGTATCCATTCAACTTAAAAGCAATTATCCGTAATCTTAGCTATGGTGGTGGCCGACATGAAAACATTAATCGAGGCGTATAGCCCTACAAAACATGATAATGACATTGAATGGCTATCACATAATCTAAGGGATATGGACTTACTGGAGCTGAGAGAAAAAGGCAAATGGGATGGATACAACCAATTGCAAGATGCCTTCTCTCAACCAGGTTACCTAAACTACTGCGTGTACCTAGAGAGTGGGGAGATGCTTGGTGTGTTCGGCATATCTGAGCAACCACTATATATGGATATGCACTGTATATGGTTCATGGGATCTACCACACTAGAACACAACTTTGCAGCAAAGAGAGCATTTATTCAAGGCTCTAAGCAGATATTACAACAGTGGGCAAAAGACTATGGGCGATTGTTTAACTACGCACACAGGGCGAATAAGCTAATCGTGGCGTGGTTACAGTCGGTTGGTGCAGTCTTTTATGACACGGAAGATGAAGATTACAGACTATTTATTATAGATTGAAAGGGGGATGCTTATGTGTATGCCAGTAGCAATGGCCCTTACCGGTGTATCAACACTCATGGGCATACAGTCAGCTCGGCAACAAGCCAATGCACAGGCTGCTATGTATAATCAACAAGCAGCAGTGGCAGAGCAAAATGCTCGTATCAGTGCGGCTAAACAAAATCAAATTAATGACCAGTACCTTCAAGATAAGCAACGCATGGATGACAAGATGCGGTTGGTGGCAGGTCAGAATGCAGCTGAAGCAGGGTCTAGCAATTTAACAATGAGTGGAACGCCGCTTCAATCGTTGGGTGCTTCCTATGACGCATACAACCAAGATGTAAATACTTGGGATACTAACAAGAACAATGCGATTTGGAACGAAAAGGTTAATGAAATCAACTACCTTAACCAAGCTAATTCCGCTCGTAGTGCAGCGGCGAATGCTAAGCAACAAGGCAATATGTCTGCTTTGGCCACATTGATTGGCGGAGCTTCTTCCATGTATTCCTTGAAGCAACAATATGGCGGTGCGAAGAAGACAGGAACGCAAGGCTTTACTCGCTCTACAACTGATGGCCAAATTCGCACTGATGCGGTCGACCCTACAAAGGTGGATAACATCAGAGTTGTTAAATACAACAAGACTAAATAACAGGGGGATGACAAGTGAAATTACAAAGTTATAACCCAAATGAAAAGCTAAACACCATCAATGCTCAGGTGGCTAACACTGGTAGCGCTGAGGCGTATGGTGCTGATACAAGTGGTAATAGTGCATTGCAGAATGCGTTGAATAGAGCTGCTGATACATGGCTTGCTATTGATAAACAGAATGACCAAGTTAAAGCTATTCAAGCTAACAATGACATCATTAGGTATAGTAACGATCTGTTGCACAATACGGAAACAGGGTTAATGAATCAAAAGGGCATGAATGCTCAAACGATTCTACCTAGCTATACAGATGCAATGGAAAAGAAACGCCAAGAAGTCCTCGCTCAATATAACTTTAAAACAAGAGATTCTATCAATGCTTTTGGCAAAATGGTTGATAACACTCTGACAGATAATATTGACATGATTGACAGGTATCAGCGGTCTCAATACGAGGATTCCATTCAAACGGCTAACAATAATACTTTGGAGTTGCTATCCAATAACTTACAACTGGTTGATAATTTTGATTCTCAACAAAAGACATTGGATTTAATGGGGTCTCATATCGAGGCCACTGGGAAAATGCTTGGACAGGATGATGCACAGATTCAAGCTGCTAAGGGCAAGTTATACAACAGTCAAGCTGAAGCATTGCTGAATCAATCTCAGATGGAAAACAACCTCGATAAGATGAATAAGTTTTTGCAATATTTTACAGGGAAAGCGGATGAAGGAATTCTCGCTAAATACCGCAATGCCAGCAAGAAGATGAATGAAGCTAAGTGGGGCAACGACACAAAGCAGTTTGAATACATCTATACAATGAACAGGGATAATCCTGAACAAGGGGCTAAGTTGGCTGGTGAGGCTGCAAGAGCTAGGGCTGCTGAACAAGGTTCTAGCGGTGTTTCTGTAGATAATCCAAAACTTTGGAATGTCGCACAAATCCTGCAACGAAAATATAACATCGATGCGAATTTAGTTTATGCGCAGATGATGCACGAGACAGGTGGCGGTAACTCTGTAGTTGCCCAATATCACAATTATGGTGGTTTAAAAACAACTGTTGATACAGGGTTAGATGTTCCGCCTGAAGAGCGAGCAGGAAGCGGTGGATTAAATTGGTATGCCAAATTTGATTCTGATGAAGCATATGCCGATGAAATTGCTAAGACATTAGTTGCAGATGGAGTTCCTGGCGTTCATGATTTAGATCAATATGCGCAGATACTAAAAAACAATGATTATTATACAGATTTTCTTTCTAACTACGAAGAAGGCATGAGAAATAATCTTCCTAAGAAAAAGGCTTTTACGGAAGACGAACTCAACAATGTATATAAGGATGCATATAACAACTACTTGTCATTTGCATCACAAAAGCGCCAAATGGAAGGCGTTGCCGCACAGGCTCGGATTAACACATTAAAGGCTGCGGTTAACGATGCCATCATGAAGGGCGACTATGCTACTGCCACATCACTCATTAGTAGTGCAGAGGCAGCGGCTCAGACGCCTGAAGAAAAAGCAACTATATCTGCAATGAATGTTAGTGCTAATGCTGCCTTGCAAAAGCAAGTTGCTAAAGCACAGAAGCTGACACCGATGGAAGAATATTCTCTTAAGGAGTATGCAAGAGACCATAGCATGGCAGAGGTACTAAACAAAGTTAATGATATGGGTAAAACACCTAGTGAATCGTTTATGGTGCAAATTGCCGAAATTCAAGATAAACGAGGAACTATAGCAAGCACTGATTACAGTGGCGTAAGTGGTGCATTCTCAGGTTTAAAAGGGGCTGCTCGTGATGGTGCAAAATATGAATATGCAATTAGGCTTGCTAAAGCGCAACAAGAAGGGTATGTATCTGATTATCAAAAACAAGAAATTGCTAATGATGTTGCGATAGAACATAGTGCAAAAGTAAGTGGTTCAGGCATATTCTTCAATGACGATGTACCTGTAAGTGCTGCAGTAAGTAGAGCAAACAACTGGAATCAGGTCATTACTGACAATGGTGATGGCACAGTTGTTGGTGTGCATCCTGATGGCAGTACTGAAGTAATGACTGTATCAGAGTATAAGGATCGTTATAACAGAACTAGTGGATAGGAGATAGTATGGATAGAAGTTTTGAACAAATCCAAGCACAATTTGGTATGACTGGTGCTGACAAACAAGGGTTGACACCTTCTAGTTATGTAGCACAGGAAGAAAACAAAGGAACAATCATGCAAGAGGCTGGAGATTCTATCTCTCGAATTGCAGATGAGTTCTCTGCCAACTTGAGCAAGGGCGGTGTCTATGGTGGCCTAATTGCTATCAATGACACACGAAGTAAAGAACAGCAACAAGCCGATGCTGCCCGACAATATAAGGACACTATCAACAATGTGACTATGGGGGCAGTAGACAACTTCGTTCCGTCAAACGGCACTAGCATTTGGGATGGGGCGACACAACGATTCTTTGGCAAGTCTGAATCTCAAATCAGAGCTGAAGAGGCGTTGCGAATTGCTAAGCAATTAAACATCGGTGCGGATGTTGTAATGAACACATCAGATGATGGGTTTAGAACCGCTCGGATTGCAGCTGGCCGTGTAACAAGAGGGGAAACTTTGGATGAAGTGCAACAATCCTATCCTGAACTAGCAACTCTAAACTATGCTTCTCAAGCCGATGCAATCAACATTCTATCCAACCTAGAGAATGTCAAGAGAACACGAGGCATTATTGATTCGGTACAACAAAATATATGGTCTATGAATGACCAAATGAAGCTTGGTGAGCTTGGCTCTAAACTTGCATTTGCTGATGAAAAAGAAAAAGCTTCTTTGATTCAACAAATCAATGAAGTGCAAGATAGATTGGATAATTATCGTCATGATGATGATTCTAATTTCCTTGGAAGAATCGTTGGTGAAACCGCAGGACAAGGGTATATGATGGGTAAACAAGCCATTGTTGGTGGTGGTATTGGCGGCGCTATAGGCATGGCAGGTGGCGCATTGCTTGGTGCAGCTATTGGTAGAAACCCAAGCACGGCGGCACAGTTTGGGTTACAAGGGGCTAAGCTTCTTGGGCAAGCAGGTATGGCAGAACAAATGGCTGAAATGTCATTTGGGCTTAAGTACATGGAACTCAT